ACAATCAATAAAAGCAGAATATACTGAGCCGTCGCCAAGCGGTAAGGCAACGGACTTTGACTCCGTCACCCGTGGGTTCGAATCCCGCCGGCTCAGCCACACAAAAAATCCAGCAAACAAGCCATATTCAGTATTTATCGGATTGTTTGCTGGTTTTTGGTAATCAATATTTTGTTTTAAAATGCGTTATTTTGTGTTAAAAATCATTATTTTGCTTTAAAATCCAACACGAAATCCAACACGGAATACTTATATTATGCTTGCTTTTCTGTAATCGTATTACAGTTGGTTTTGATTTTTGAATTTGAATACGCAAAGACATTTAAAATTTTCTTTGTGAGTTCATCTGCGTGGTCTTTGAGAGTGTGCTGGTAAATTCGTTGGAGAGTTTCTACATTTTCCCAGCCGCCTATTTCTGCTATGTATTTGTCTGGGATTCCTTGAGCGTGCAGTTCGGAAGCAAAATAATGGCGCAATGAATGAAATTTGAAATACGGTAATTCGGAATTCTTTCGGCACTTTTTGAAATGGTCGTCAATGATGCCCGGATTGATACCGAAGTGATTCCATTTAAGACATTCTTGTATCAGTTCTCTGTTGAGTGGGACAACACGGTTGCCGGCAAAGCTCTTTGGAGTTTTTTTCAAAATCCAGTTCTTGCCCGAATCCTGAACAAGTGACTTGTTGATTATAACACCGAAGTCTGTAAAATCGTCAGGAGATAGGGCAGATATCTCAGAACGGCGTAAAGATCCGTGACTTGCGAGCAACACGGGAACTCTAACATAATCATCGCAGAAGTCAAGCAATGTGTTGATTTGTTCTGTTGTTGGCACGGCAACTTCAACTTTTTGTTTTTGCGGAAGTCTGATTTTGGATAAATCTAATTGACGATAATACACACCCATTACGGCGTGGAACAATCCGTATATATTTCTGACACTTTTAGGAGAATGTGTGACTGCAAGTTCGCTTATTGAAGCTTGAACAAGTTCGCCAGTAATGTTTCTAAGTTTCATCGGCATAAGCAATTGCAAATATTTATTTTGGTATTGCTCATAACCCCTGATTGTTGACGGACTTGACACACCTCGCTTGATACCTATGTATCTTTCGTATGCCTCTTTAAGTGTGAGGTTATCATAAGTTTTTTCGCCTTTGTTATTGTGTGTAAATTCTGCGGCGGTATACTCTGCCTCTTTTTTGGTCGGGGCGGTAAATGATTTGTAGTGCCACTTGCCGTTTTCGTCTTTGTAGTCAGGTACTAAAACACGCCAGTTCCCCGATTTAAGTTTTTTGGCTTTTGCCATAATAATCCCTCCTGTGATTTGGTATCGGTTTTTCGTTCCAGCGATAGTGACCGACACCATTTTATACCATCCTCGTACTGTTCCAGCAGTACGGGGATTTTTTAATTACCAAACCATTTAAGGGCTCGTCTAAATCCTGCTTCTTCTGCTTCAGCCACCGTCATTGCGTAGAATTCCCCTTTCTTGCTAATTTTAGTAGAATCATATTGTTGATCGAAAGGCAAATGATATATTTTTGTTTCACCATACATATCACGACCAATATTACATTTTATACATGGGTAATCATCAACTTCAATATTTTCTCTGAATTTTATACCTAAGTATTTTGCCATTTTTTTAGCCATAGGAGATAGTTGAATATTTGTTATTAAAACTCCCTTAACATCGTCTTTAGGGCAATTGTGCTCAATGCAATAACTTGCCATAGTACCATATAGTTGAGTTATATGTTTTTCATGTATTTCTTTTTTTGAACTCCAATATTTACATTGAACTATCAAAACTTTATTACCTTTTTTACATATCAAATCACGACCTAAATCCTCTAATCCCATATATGAACCGAAATAATCGATAGAGTATCCTGACTGTGAATATCTATATCCAATATACAATTCATAATCACGACCAATTTGCCATTTTGATTTTTTATGAGATGTTTTGTAACGGTCTAAAGCCAATTGATTTCTTTCTATGGTAGATAAACTGTTATATTCTTCTTTAGACAAATAGTCACGAGTTGGATCATAATCTGGTAATTCATTTACATCTATAATCGGCAAATCATTATAATCCGTTTCAATAACATCTTGTAACGAGGGAAATAGATTGAGTAGGTACGATAATTGGTATAACGCTTCTTTATTTTTTTCAACCATAGCTTTTGCGTCGTGACGAATATCACGAATGGATTTAACTTTTTTCATCCGTTGTTGATTATATCCCCAGTCAAGTTCTTTAGCTAAATGTTCAAGTCCGTAAGTTTCATAATCAGCTACTATTTTGGTCATATACGGAATTGCTGTCAAATTTGATTGTGCAGATTCCAAAAAAGAAATTTTATTTTTTAGTAGTATAATTTGTTTAACATAGTCAGCATCGCTTATAATATCTGATAATATTTTGCTGGCACGGTTTCCGGATGGATTGATAGATTTTATTAGTTCATCAACCTGAGCATACTTTCTTTTCAATTTTTCATACTCTAAATTGGTCTTATCGTCCAAGCGAGAACTGAGATATTTATTGCTTTTTTCAATCTTTAAAAGTTTAATATTGGTCTCACTTAATGAATTTACATCATAAAGATTTGGCAAAAACTGCTCATATCGCTTATCTATTTTTTTATACAATTCGTCAACTGAATTTTGAAGAGCAATCAATTTTTCAGTAGCTTTGTCTTGACCATATATTTGTTCATTAGAAAGTTTGTATTTTCTTCTAATATATGTGTTTTTAATTTTAGTTGCCAATACCTTCACTAAAATTATAACTATAATAAGTAGCACGACACCTAAAAAAGCTAAGGGTAAAAATAATTCTTTGTCCATAAACATCCTCATTTTATTGACAAATATATGTCAATTGATATAAAATAACATTGAGGATATTTAATTTATCTCTCATCCCTATTTTTTATAAGCCGTCTGTTGGTGCGAACAACAGGCGGTTTTTTTATATATTCGATTTTGTAACCCATAATATTTACGAGGTGATTTTTTATGGATTACAAAAAGTATCAGAAGTCCCGAAATATGTCGTGGGAAATTTTGCTGAAAGAAAATGTACGAGAACTGCCTGTAAATATCGTTGAGCTGTGTCGCAAGCTCGGCATTGCAGTAAAGTATTATGACAAGTTGGAGCAGGGTAATGACGGTAAATGCACCGTTATTAACAATCAGGCTATCATACTTGTACGGCAAGAATGTAACAGACAGCGGAAACGCTTTACCATTGCGCACGAGCTTGGCCATATACTACTCGGTCATGTCGGAAAGTATGAGCTGATAAACAGAGAAATTTCTCCAACAGACAATCCAATCGAACAAGAAGCGAATGTTTTCGCAAGCAGGCTACTTGCACCAGCCTGTGTGTTGTGGGGATTAAAGGTCAAAAGTGCTGACGAAATATCTCAGCTATGCGATATAAGCCCAACAGCAGCGGAATACCGCTGGCAACGAATGCAAAAACTCTACGAGCGGAACAAGTTTTTAATTGCTCCGCTTGAACGGGAAGTTTTCAATCAATTTCAAGAATTTATTTCAAATCATCGACATCAGGCAAATCCATAAGTCTTTGCAAATCGTCGTCGGTAACGGTTGTTTCCTTATAACTTCCGTCTCGGGCGGCGGTTTTTATTTTGTAAACTTTATAATTGCCACTGCTTAATAAATCTTCTGAATATTCAAGCAATTTTTCTTTTCCGCTATCATTAAGTAAATTGTAATTATGCAATAGCTTTTGTGTATCATCTTTGCTTTTTATTGGTTTGACATTCCTCTTAATTTCGGAAAATGTATCTAAGATATTTTCAACCTTATAGATTTCACACAACTTTAGAAGTAAATCGGCATCAGGTTGACTTCGGGCATTTTCCCAACCGCTCACGGTCTTTCCGCTCTTTCCAATGATTTCACCGACTTCATCAGCGGTCATACCTTGTTCCGCTCTCAATCTTTTTAAGACTGAGGCAATATATTCTCTTGACATTGGGTTATCTCCTTATCTGAATTATCATTATAAATATATTATATTTTCAGATGTCAAGATTGTCAAGACATAATTCTTAATTTCTAAGAAAATTATTTTAAAAAATGCTTGACAATCTTAAAAGTTAAGAGTATATTATAGTTACAATCTTAGAAATTAAGAAAGGCGGTGACATAAATGATAAGACATAACATTCTCGACATTTTTAACGAACGAATTTATGAGTTAGGAATTAAGCAGAAGTACATTGCTGAGAAGATGAACATAACACAGGACAGGTTGTCTAGAATCTTATCAGGTAAGAGTAATATGTTAGCTGATGAAATGATTACTCTTTGTGCTTTACTTGATTTAGAGATTAACCCACAACTGTTTTATTGTCAGAAAACTGCATAAGAACCGATACCACATTACATAAAACAAAAGTAGGGGGTGAGAAGAATGTTTAAGTTTAAAAAGCGTAAGCATAAGGAGATATACAACATTGCCAAGACAGCCACATGGGATGTTTTGTGTTCGCTTGACTATACCGAAAAAGCAGAGAAAAAATATCCTGAACACTTATACACAAACGGTCGCATGAGATTACTGATCGGAAATTTTGAAGGTCCCGAAGAAGCATATGCCTTTATCAGAATGTTTAAAAAGTTTGTGGCAGACTTTGAAGAGAATGTCAAAAGAGATAACGCCAGAATGATTTATGTCTTTGAGTATGACCCAAAAGAATAGCCTTCCGAAAACGGAAGGCTGAATCGGATTATTTAATCAATGCAAGAACAGACAGAATAAAAGTTATAACAGACATAACAAAGGACACAGAAGATATAAAGTAAGGCAAATATTGTAAAATCCAATTTTTTCTTCTGAACTTTGCGTATGCAATACCTTTGGCAGAGGGAAAAAAGAATGTGTAGATACCTTCTTTTTTTGAAAAAATCAATCCGCAGTCAACGAGATAATCTGCACAGGATTTAGCATAGTCACCATAGAGTTTAGGATTATCGTTAGCTTTTGACTTTTTAGGATTGTAATAATCATTATGCAGACATTCAAGCATCATGAGGTTTGCTTTGGGATTTTCGCATACATATCTGAATATTGTTTCTGTCGGTTTGTCAAATTGATAAACTACCATAATTAAACCACCTTTCGGTTTGATTATAACATAACGGTCAAGACAGAGCCGATAAGGGGTGAGGAAGTGAACCGAATTACAGTAAGGATTGATGACCTAATCAATCAGCTCAACGAACTTAAAAAGGACGGCGCAGAAAAGGCCTTGCTCGAAATTGAGGAAGGTATTGCAGATCCGGAGGAGAATTGTCCGAACAGGATAAATCTAATGACTGCGGATTACAACGCAAGCGAAATGTTTTTAGAAGTTTATGAGTGTGACTGAAAACCGATACCAAATTACAGGATTGAAAAATAAAGAGGTGAGGAAAATGCCGAGAAAATTAGCAAAGCCTGAGGACAAGATGAAAAGACAGCTTATTGCCAATATAAAGTATGAATCGGAGCTAAGAGCAATTGACCGAGAGGGACAGGCTCTTGTAGTTCATTGTTCGGCAGGTACATACCGTGAGCGGATGAAAGATCCGGGCAAGTTTACCGTTGATGAGCTTGCAAGGCTTGCAAATAAATTCGGCGTACCGATACAAGACCTCTTTAAGACAAGGGCAGTGGTGGACGAATGAGTAATGACAAAACACTTGCCGAACTTAATGAGATTGCAAAAAGGTGGATTGACGGAGAGATAAATCATCTTGAAGTTGTGTCTTTGAAATTGTTTGACCGTTTGTTGGTGCTGGAACTCGCCAACATATATTCAATGTGCAAGGTTGGACTTCTCTCCGAAAAATACACCGCCGCATATAAGCTAAAATTTTTGCAGGAATACAGAGAACTTAAACTCAAGACAGAGCATTTGCTCGTTCAACAGGAACAGCAGATTGAATCAGTAAGGAGTGCAAGCGAAACACTTTCGGAAGTCTGCAAGGAATACGGCAAGAATGAGGTTGACCTCGTCAAGCTGTGCGAGTTACAGGCAAAGGCAATTGATGAACTGACACGGGAGAATGTACACATTAAGCTGTGGAACTCGGTCAGAAAATACCAAAAGCCTAAAGATTACGCAAGACGGCATATGAATAAGATTGTTGATGAGCTTATTGACAGGGTCGGCAGTAAAGTACCGTTTGAGCAGGTTGTTATGTCGTATCTCAACACTTGCCTTAGTGACAACCGCAGAGAGATGTGGGAGCAGCTGACAGGCGATGACTATCCTACAAAGGCTAGACAACAGTTGCCGGTTAAGGACGGCAACGCGAAAGGTGAGCTTGAATCAATGAAGAAACATTACGGCATCAGAGCCGAGAGGAAAATTGTAAAGGAGAACAATGAAAATGATTTTCAAAAATTGGAAAAGCAAGGGAGAGTACAAAGCTGATTGTGCTAAGCAGGAACAAGACATCAACAGACTTAATGAACGAATTGATGATTCAGAAAATGTTGAAGCTATCCAGCTCGGAATTATTGCAAGACTGCAGGCAGAAAACAAAGAATTGAAAGAAGAAATCGTAAGGCTGAAAACGAAAAATCTGACACAAGGCTTTGAATGTGTCGGAGTATCGGCTATTTGATTGTAAGGAGATTTTTGTAATGGAAAGAAAACCGACATTGACTACGATTGCAATTGAAAAACTTCATCCGCACCCCGACAACCCTCGTAAGGTTATCGGCGATGTGACGGAGCTTGCAGAATCCATTAAGGCGAATGGCATTCTTCAGAACCTCACGGTTGTTCCGATGAATGACGATTGGACGGAATTTACCGTTATCATCGGTCACAGAAGATTAGCGGCGGCAAAGCAGGCAGGCTTGACCGAACTGCCGTGTGCAATTGTCGAAATGAGTGAGAAAGAACAGCTTTCAACAATGCTCACTGAGAACATGCAAAGGTCAGACTTGACCGTGTATGAAGAGGCAAAGGGCTGTCAGCTCTTGCTTGACCTCGGTGATACGGTCGCAGAAATCGCAGAAAAAACAGGATTTTCCGAAAGCAAAATCAGAAGAAGAGTAAAGCTCTGTGAGCTTGATGAAGAGGCGTTCAAAGAGAGCCAGCTAAGACAACCGACCTTGCAGGATTATGACAGGCTGAATCAAATTAAGGATATTGATGTAAGGAATGAATTGCTTACATCAATCGGAACGAATAATTTCGACAATCTTTTGTATGCTGCCGTTAAGAAGCAGGAAACAGATGAAGACAAAGAAAAAATTGAAAAGCTCTGCCTTGAACATGGGATGACTAAAGTGCGGAAATATAACGAAATTCCAGACAATTACGAATACACAGGAATATTCGCGCTCAAAGATTTGATTGGTAAAGACTTTGCGGACGGCAGGAATAGATATTTTTATTTTGCTTACGGCTCAAACGTCTACATTTATGCAAAAGTATTAGAAAAGCAGGAAAAGAACGATGCCGAAGAAGAAAAGCGAAAGCTTGAAAAGCAGAGATGGTACGAGCTTGATGAACAGGCGGAAGAAATAGACGAACGCTGTGAGGCTCTCAGAGAAAAATTCATGCGAGAGGGCAACTTTAACGATGATTTCAAAAAACAAGCATTAATCAATTACATATTGTATTCGATGTCTGAACGGAAAGAATACAACGGAATTTCTTTTTACGCTTTAAGCGGCCTTAAATATGATGACAACAACGAATGCATAAACTTTGATGATTGCATAAAAGACACTGGTAAAATGTTAATGTCAGCGGCATATGCTTTTTTTAAGAACTGCCGAGACAACAGCAGTTACATTTTAGTTGACTACGCAGATAAGACAATTACCCGAAAAATCAATCCCGAACTTAACAGATTTTATAATCTACTCGTCAAGCTCGGCTATGTGATGAGTGACGAGGAGATACAACTCCGTGACGGCACACATCCGATTTTTACCACCGGCGAAACAAACTAAATAAGTTAATCACGCGCTGCACAGCGAGATTATACATATCTCATTTTATACCTATACCTACTTTTCTGAATATTACCCTCATCTCAGACAGGTGCAGATGTCTGAGATGATTTTTAAGAGGTGAAAAATAATGGCATTCCCCGACAAATTAAAAGCGTTAAGACTTAAACATAAATTAACGCAAGAAGAACTGGGTGAAAAGCTCTGCTTGAGCAGAACAAGTATATCTTACTATGAGCAAGGAAAATTTGAGCCTGATATTAAAACTATAATAGATATTTCAAATCTATTTAATGTTACGACAGACGAACTGCTGAAATGAGGTGAAAAGAAAATGGATAATAAATTAAAAATTCGTGAGGTATGCGGTGAGTATGCGTTAGATATACTGTTCGAGGATATGAGTTTTAGTACGATATATTTTCACTCTCAAAAAAATGCCGAAGCAGTCAAACGCATTATCTCAGATGACGGTAATCATACGATGTGTGTAACAAGAGATGCCAACAGTACAAAGGTGATTTGCCTTGACAGCTCGTGTCCGCATTGTAAAGAAGCTGTATTATCAATATACAATTACTGCCCCTACTGCGGTGCAAAACGGATATGAAGATAATTGATTTTGAGTTTGAAAAACTCTCTCGGCAAGAAAAAGAACTTGAAAAATTAAGAAAAAACAGTAATGTAAAAAAATTGCTTGTTGATTATCAAGTAAGTGATGACTGTATAAACTCAGATAGTTATGGAGCTGTATGTGTAAAATGTGGCAGATGTGGACGCACTTTTACAAAAGACGGATTTTTAAAGGAGAGTGAAGACAATGACAAAGAAAAAAACAAAGCGTCCGAATCAGTGGAAAATTGAGGAAGATAATACAGGGTACATTACTCAAGCTACTCGTCATTCTATGCTTGTATCATTGAGCCGTGAAATCAATGTGATTTCAGACGAAAACGCAGTTTTATACGACACAATAATCAAATTGTGCCAAAAGTTCTTTCCTGAAAAAAACAACCAAAAATTTTGCGCTCAATGTAAGATTATGGAGAAAGGAGCTTATGCACCTAATCCTATTGATGATCCAACCACACCCTACATAGAATCTCACATGCTGAGATTAGAAATGCTTGCAACCGGAAATATGGGGCTAAAAGACCAAATTGTTAAAATGTGCCGGCTGTTACTTGAGAAAGCAAGTGAAAGCAATATGATTTTGAAAGGCAAGAAAGGATGACCTGCCGATGAAGCAGTATGAAGCTGACCAACAGCGGAAGTTATTTCAGTGGACGACCTTCATCCGGGCAAAGCATCCTGAAATTGATTTGATGTTCCACATTCCGAACGGTGGGAGCAGGAATAAGCTCGAAGCGGCCAACCTTAAAAAGCAAGGGGTAAAGGCAGGTGTACCGGATTTGTTTTTACCGGTCAGCCGTGGAGGCTATCACGGATTGTTTATTGAATTAAAACACGGTAAGAATAAGCCGACTGAAAAACAAGCCGAATGGCTTAAAAGCCTTAATGAACAAGGCTACGCTGTTGCTGTATGTTATGGTTGCGACGAGGCAAGCGAAAAAATATTAAAGTATTTGAAATTAGGTGAAATAAATGAGTGAAGGAAAAAAACGAGGTCGCAAGAAGAAACTCGACCGAATAGACAGGATGTGTCTTTACTGTGCCGATTATAACGCAAAGCACGGCACAAGTTACAGTTACGGTCAGTTTGTTGCACAGATAGCCGCAGGAAAAATTAAAAGACTTGGGTTATACGACTACGAAGGAGGTCTTGCCAAATGAGTGAAAATAAAAAAACGGTTGCAGCGGAAATGCAGGACAAGCCGGCAGCGGCAGAAACATTGACCTGCCGCTCTTGTAAGGAATGCCGAGGGTACAAGTTTTGCGCAAGCAGAAGCAGGGATTATCCTTGCAGCTGTTTTATTAAAAATGAAAGGTGACTACATATGAGACGAGAAGATAAAGAATTTTTAAAATCTCAGATTGAGAACTTAAAAGAATCTGCACACGAGCGTTTTGCAACAGTGCTTATGCAAGTCGATTATCTTAGTCTTAAATTACTCAAGGCTGAAAAAGGCTGTAAAAAGCTCAGAGAGGAAAACAGAAGATTAAGAGCAGAAAATCAGATGCTCGAGGACAACATGGGGAATCTCTTGTGCACACGAGAGGAAGAAATGAAGTACAACCGAGTGCTGAATGAAAACATCACAAAGCTGGCGGAGGTCAACGCTCTTATGGCAGGTAAGCTCTCGGTGTATGAACCTATTAAGAAGGCTGAATCTCAGCCCGATGAGACGGCTGACACAGTAAGAGCGTCAGATCCGGCAGAAGAATAATCAAGGCAACTCCCTTGCTACACGCAAAATCCAATTTTTTAATCAAGAAATCAAACAAAATTCACAGTTTTCATATTCAAAAACTAAAATCAAAAAGCAATGACTTCTTTTTTTGATTTTAGCTGTTACAAAAAGAGCCGAGGCAACGGCTCAACATATTGCAATAAAATAAGAACACACAATTGCAGTGGCAAGGTTTGCAAAAAGCAGTAGTTCGGTGGTCAGACGAGCTACTGCTTAACTATATCTATTAACAATATAATTCCCAATAAGAATAATAATCAGTCATAATTGAAGGAGCTGAAATGCTCCTTAACCCCCTTGCTCAAATGATTATTTAAGCAGGGAAAACAGGAAATATATACTATAATAAAAGGTTAGCTATGTACACATACAAGAGGACGATTAAAAGCGGAGATATGATTGAGGTTGAGTATTACCAGTCAATTAGAAAAATCGGAAAAAACTACGGCGGTAGAAAATCAAATAATTCTTTAAGTCCTGCCAAGATGAGAAAGGCAAACAAGCTCCGTGCCGTAAAACATATTCAAAGGCTTATCAACGCAAATTTTTCAAGCGGTGATTTTTTCTGCCGCTTTTCGGCACCGTACGGAACATATGAAAGCGAAAAAGAATTTCGTGCCGAGGTGGGTAGGTGGCTTGACCGAATCAATTACCGTTTGAAGAAGCAGGGCAAGGGCAGACTTAAATACATAGGATTTATCGAATGCGGAAAAAGCGGTAAAAATTGGCACATACACATCATCGTTAGCAAAGAGGACAGGGAACTGTTATCAGAACAATGGCCGTATGAAAACGGTCAGAACTTTACTCCGCTGTACAAGCATGAGAATTTTAAGAGATTGGCTGAGTACATAACAAAAGATTTGACAGGCAAAGAAGATGTTGATGCCGCACAAAAGCGAATGATGACAAGCCGAAATCTTACAAAGCCTGAATCGGTCATAAGAAAGGCGAGGAGAAAAGAAATCAGAGCGCTCGAACGTGGCGAAATGATTGAACCGCCCGAGGGGCATTATCTCATTGAGGACGATTACTCAATGAATTACTCGGATATCGGCGGTGCAAAATGGTATTTTTGTTTTCTGCCGATTACGCAGAGACGTAAATTGTAAATAATGGTAAATTCAGACTGTGCGATGTACGGTCTTTTTGGGTTGCACAAAAATGAAGTATGCAGCGGAATGAATATAAAAAAGCAAAGGAGAGATAAAATTGAAAGAAAACAAAGCAAAATGTCCATTCTATTCTTACGATAGCCAAAGTAAGATCTGCTGTTTCGGGGCGGTTTTCAAAAGTAAGAGCACAACGCTGTTTTTTGATTCGCCGCAAGACAAGGAAAATCACTTCAATGATTTTTGTGGAAGCTATTGTTGGAGGGGCTGTCCGCTGGCACAGACAATCAGCAAAGATTTGTAAAATATCAATCTTTTAAAAACATATATGCAAAATTTTCAAATCAATTCAAAAATTTTACTTCCGTCACGGTTTTGCCATTTGGTGAAGCCGTGTTTTTGCATACCAATATTACCCTCGGAAAAAGGTGTACAAATTTGGTATTAAAGTTTTAACTTTTTTGCGTGAAAGAAAAAAGCTAAAATTAAAACACGAAACATGTACAAAAAGGCGGTGAGTTGATGAGCCAAAAAAAGGACTCGAAAGGACAGCAGACAGAATTTAATGAGCAAAAAGCGATTGACTGGGTGCAAATTAAAGCTGAATATATCAGCGGCACAATGTCTGCTTCAAAACTTGCCGAAAAGCACGGAGTGAGCGTGTATGCCATACGAAAAAGGTCGGGGAAAGAACGCTGGCAGGAGCTGAGAAAGCAGAATCAGAGCGAAACCGCAAATAAAATAGCTGAAAAAATCAATACCGAGAAAGTGAAGAAAACTGTCCGAGAGATTGACAGGGTTGTATCTGTCGCCTCAAAACTTATCACAAAACTGAACAGAGCCGTTAATGAGCTTGACAAGGACGAGGAGCTTATCAAGAAGAAAGTAACGGTTAAAGCCGAAAAAAGCGAAGATGAGAAAACCGCAACAGCGGAAGAAGAATACAGCTACGATTATGCAAAGCGAAAAACACTTGTAAATACAAAGCGCGCAGCGGAAATCTCTAAGAGTCTACTCAATGTTCGTGATATTCTTGCAGATTATACGACGGAACAGGACGAAGAGAACGCTCTCGGCATTATCGAAATCCCGATGCAGGAAGTAATGCGACCGCCCGAAGATGATGAGCAGGACGGTGAAAGCGTTGAGTAAGAAAGTCATATGGACTCCTCAGCCTAAACAGAAAATAGCGTTGAGTCGTGGCGAAGATGAGATGTTGTACGGCGGTGCTGCCGGCGGAGGAAAGACCGATTATCTTGTAGTTGAGGCGGCAAGGCAGGTAAATATCCCTGAATACAGAGGCCTGATACTGCGTAGGGCTGTTCCTGACCTTGCACGAATCATAGACCAAACAAGGGCAATTTATCCGTCCATTGATAGGGGGGCAAGGTACAATGCAACAACAAGAGTGTGGACCTTTTCAAGTGATGCACAAATTAAGCTCGGCTCTTTATTTCGCACGAATGAAAAATATAAGTACCAAGGTCAACAGTACGATTTCATAGGCTTTGACGAATTAACGCAGTTTACTTTTGATGAATATAGCTACCTAAAATCCCGAAATCGTGGTAACTGCAAAGAAACGAAAGTGTATATGCGTTCGACCGCAAACCCCGGCGGTGTTGGCCACGGCTGGGTTAAGCAGTATTTTGTGACTGCCGGCACACCGGGCGAAACTATATGGCTTAGTGATAAAGTAATTATGCCTGACGGCACGACCAAAAACTATTGGAGCAGCAGAGTCTTTATTACTGCGAGCGTGTTTGACAACAACGCTTTGATGAATAATGACCCCGATTATGTCAAGCGACTTGCACAGTTGCCCGAGGCGGAGCGTAATGCCTTGCTTTACGGCTCGTGGGATAGTTTTGAGGGACAGGTGTTTACTGAGTGGATTGACAACCGAGAGCATTACAAAGACAGACGGTGGACGCATGTTATTGAGCCATTCAAAATTCCGCAAAGCTGGCGAATTATCCGCTCATACGACTGGGGATATACAAGACCGTTTTCCGTCGGCTGGACTGCCGTTGACCAAGACGGTAGATTTTACCGCATAAGGGAGCTGTACGGCTGCAAGAAGAATCAGCCGAATACAGGTGTACGCTGGCCGATTGAAAAGGTTGCACAGGAAATCCTTGCAATTGAAAATAATGACCCTCAGATTAAGGGCAGACAGATTTATGGTGTTGCTGATCCGGCTATATTCGCAGAACAGGGCAGCGGAAAAAGTCAAGCCGCAACGCATGCACAGTTGGGTGTGTTTTGGAACAAGGGCGACAACGCAAGACTTGCCGGAAAAATGCAGTTTCATTCACGGCTTGCGTTCGATGAGGAAGGCTATCCGATGTTTCAGTGTTTTAACACATGCACAAATTTCATCAGAACAATTCCGAACCTTGTTTACTCGCAGATAGACACCGAAGATATTGACACCGAGGGCGAAGATCATATTTATGACGAACAGCGATACGGCTTTATGACCTCGATTATTACACCAAAAGAAGTTGTACTCCGTAATGCAAGGGCATTTGACCCATTGAATATAAGTCAGACACGATATTACAGATAGGAGATATAAAAATAATGGTTAAACGAGACGAAAACGGAATGATTATGCCGGTTAAAACTACATATCCGGCTCTGACCTCGGAGAAATCAAAACTGAGCAATGTTTACGGCAAAGGCAATAAAACCGAAGAAGAGCCGAAATCAGCCGAACAGGCAGAAAAAGAGAACGAGAGCAGCGGCAAGCCTATCGGACTTGACGAAATCCACGAGGCTATGCAGACTTTCAGGAAGTATCAGAACAGCAAAAAGCAGTATGATGAAAGATTTAAGCAGGCTTTCAGAGAATATAACTTGCTTTACACAGAGGCGACTGCACCGCAGATTAACACTGACGATAACGGCAGGCCTCGAAAGGTGCTTGTACCGCACCGCAAAGGCGCACAGGCACTTAATGTCATAATGAACAAGCACGCTGACGCAATGGATAACTACCCCGAAATCATTTGTTTGCCGAGAGCGCAGGACGATGAACAGGCGGCAAAGACACTCAACAGCGTTATTCCTTGCATTCATAAACGCAACGGATTTTTGCGAACATACTCTGATGAACAGCTTGATAAGTTTGTGGGCGGTTGCGGTTGTTACGCAGTATTGTGGGACAAGACAGCGGAAAACGGACTGGGTGACATTGCTATCAGCCGTGTAGATATTCTCAATCTCTTTTGGGAACCGCATATCGAAAATATACAGGACAGTGCAAATGTATTTTTTGCCCGATATTACGATGAAGAAGGAATCAGAAAGGTATATCCCGAGCTTGAAAGCGTTTCGACTGCCTCTCTCAGACTGGTTGAGCATGAAACATATGACAACAGTAATAAGTCGAATGATAAAGTAATCTTGATTGACTGGTACTACAAAAAGAACGGCGAACTGCACCTCTGTAAATTCGTCGGTGAACACATTCTCTACTCATCTGAAAATGAGGGTAAGCCGATTTATGACCACGGCAAATATCCATTTGTGCTTGAGCCGATGTTCAGACTGCGTGATACTCCCGTGGGCTTTGGATTTATGGATGTTGTGAGAGCACCACAGAATCAGCTTGACGAACTTAAACACGATATGCTGGTGAACATCAAAGTCAACTCACAGCCGAGAGTGTACGCAAATACAGGTGTTGGTGTGAACAATGATGATATGACCGACCTTGACAAAACGGTAATTGAGGTCAACGGACAGGTGCAGGGTAACATTGCTCCCGTCGAATCAAAGGAGCTTGCCTCAGGCGCATGGAGCTTGTACGACAGATTGTCAAATGAAATCAAAGAAACTTCTGCCACGAATGACGCAAGCAACGGAGCAAGTGCGGCAGGTGTTACGAGCGGTTCGGCAATTGCGGCATTGCAAGAGGCAGGCGGAAAGGTAAGCAGAGACTCAAACAAGCTGGCACAGGAAGCAATGACGGAGCTTGCTCAGCTTGAAATTGAACTCATGAGGCAGTTTTATAACTTGCCGAGACTATTCAGGATTACGGGTGAGGATAATCAGACAACCTATGAGGAATTTGACAATACAGACCTCAGAAAACAGCCGTTGACCTATACAGACACAGACGGACAGACGGTAAACTATACAGATGAGGACGGCAACATACTTGAACGACTGCCGATTTTCGATATTGACGTGAAGGCGCAAAAGGCAAGCCCGTTTGCAACTGCCGCACAAAATGAAATGATGATGAATCTATTTAAGATGGGAGCGTTCAATCCGCAGGCGGCTGACGCTACGCTTGTAATGCTTGACGGAATGACATTTGAGGGCAAAGAAAAACTAATTGAGAAAATCAAGCAGAATCAGACCTTGTCACAGGCTGTACAGGAACTTTCAAACAAAGTACAGATGTTGGAAGCAATGAATGCAAGCAGAACAGCGGCAGATGTGCAGAATGCTATGCCGAGCGAAAACGCACAGCCGGCGCAACAGACACCACAAACTGAAAGCGAGGCAACGATGTGATTGAAGTAACATTGATTGACTGCGGAAATCAGATGTATTTTGAAAGCAGAGGACACGGCCCACATGATGTGTGTGTTGCCGTGAGTGCTTTATGCTCTACATTTTTGCAGTATGTCAGAGAAATGCAGGACGAAAACAATGTGACAATAGTCAATGAAACCTATGAAAACGGTCACACGGAGTCGGAATTTTTTATTTACGATGCAGATGAAATCCGACATGGCATTAAAGCAATATGGACAGGGTTTGAACTCTATGCCGAGAATTATCCCGATGAAATAGAGCTTAACTATGATGACGGCAACCCGAAATAAAGTTTAAAATCAACAAGAGTTTTAACTTTTTTTGAAAAATTAAGGTTGATATAATTAAAACATAAGGTCGCAGTAGTGGGACTGCATGAAGGCCCGACACCTCGGAAAGACGAGAGAGACACCGCGGATAGACGCGAGACGGAGGTTCTTATGAACGACAAATTTATAGATCTTATCGTAAATCTGCATGACGGCGACTCAGCAGGCGCAGCTGACGGCGGAGACGGAAACGGTGAGAACGGTGTTGCCACAAGCGCCGAAAACAACATAAGCCGTGAAACAAGAGAGAGAGCAGAGAGAATCGGCATAGGTGACGACCTTATCGACGATTATAATAAGGCTTTCGGAAACAACGGCAATCAGAATAATAATGCAGAAGGCGAAAACAACAGCACAGACACAGACGACGAAGAAAACTTAGAAGAAGAGTTTGAAAAGCTGATTAAAGGTAAATTCAAAAATGTGTATCAGAACAGAGCGCAGTCTTTGTTTAAGGACAGAATGTCAACCAAAAACAAGCAGATTTCTGACATGCAGAAAAAAGAAAGCACCGGCAATCAGATTTTTGCCCTTATTGCAAACAAATACAATGTACAGCCCGATGACCTTGACGGTCTCCTCAAAGCCGTATCAGAGGATAAGGATTTGTTTGCAGAAAAGGCTCTTGCCGCCGGAGTGACAACAGAAGAGGCACGCAACGACTTTTTCAATCAGCAGAAAACAAATGCACAGGAAGAAGAACTCGAAACCCTCCGAAGAGAAAAAGCCGCAAGAGAACTTGACACACATTTGAGGTCAATTGCAGCGGAAACGCAGAAGGAATTTCCGAACTTCAATCTTGAAGATGAATTTCAGAATCCGTCATTCAGAACCGCTCTTGATTTTATTGCACAGCAGAAAAATGAACAGAACGAAAAGACAGGTCGCAATGATGAAATTTATGATTTGACGACTGCTTATAAAATGGCGCATTTTGATGAATTGCAGAAAGATCTTGTAAAGCGTTCAAGCTCTGCCGCAATCAGTGCGGCGGCGCAGTCAATTCAGAGTGGCGCAAGGCGACCAACTGAAAATGCGGTCAAGAAAAGCGGTACAACCACGCAGAGAAAGAGCGTGGAAGATATGTCTGACGCTGAATTTGATGTTTTCTATGAAAAAGTAAGACGAGGCGAGGCACACCTCTAATGCCTTGCCGAAAGGAAGGTACGACAATGAAAAGCAAGATTATTAAGCTTATTATCAATATTCATGATAATACGGTTGACGCAGGCGGTGTAAACAAGTCAAACGGCTATGTTTACAATGCTTACGGCAACACGACATCAACATCGGGCAATGACTGGACACCCGAAAAAGCTACATATTATCAGAAAGTGTTCCTCAAGAACCTGACAGCGAAATGCGTTCACGGTCAGTTTGGTGAGCATGACAAAATTCCGAAGCAGTCGGGCAACATCTACAACAAGAGAGGTATTTCACCGTACCCGACCGTTACAACACCGTTGCAGGAAGGCATTACTCCTGTCGGCAATAAGATGAGTTTCTACTATGTTGAGATTGCCGTGAATCAGTATGGTGCATATACACCTATCACAGACTGGGCAAGTTTCTGTTCAAGAGATGATGTTATGACCAAGGACAGTGAGGAGCTTGCTTCACAGGCAGGACGCTCAATTGAAGAGATTGACCGTGAGGCTCTTAATGCCGGCACAAGCGTTATCTATGCACCGGCTGTAGGCACTGACGGTGCGGTTACAGAGGTTGCAAGCCGTGCGGCAATCACGGCAAACAGCAAGCTCACAATTGACACAATTTTCAGGGCACTCAATTACCTTGAATGTCAGAACGCTGAGCCTATCGGCGAAAACTATGTCGCTGTTGTACATCCGAATGTTAAGTATGACATTATCAGCAACAAGGATTTTATCAGCGTTGTAAAGTATGCTCACGCTGACAAAATCTTCAAGGGCGAAATCGGTACAATCGGCAATGTTAAGTTTGTACAGTCGAACTTTGCAAAGGTGTTCAAGGGCGCAGGTGCAAGCAAGATTGATGTTTATTCGACTCTTGTGTTCGGCAAGGACGCATATGTTACTGTTGAGATTGAGGGCGAAGGCACTCAGACTATCGTTAAGGGCTTTGGCTCGGGCGGTACATCTGACCCACTCGACCAGAGAGCAACACAGGGCTGGAAAACAACTCACGGCGTCGGCATTATCGGTCAGACAAGAATGGTGAGAATTGAAACAGCTTCATCACTCAACACCGTAGCACAGACAGCTTCTCCGGCTGTAGCATAATCGGGAGGTATATAACCTATGGCAACAACAAAGAAAGCCGCAGAGACGGCAGAAAATACAGAAGTATCGGCAGCGGAAACTACTGCCGATACTGTAACAATCGAAAAATCTCAGCTTGATAAGCTCCTTGGAATGTATGACGAGTTGCAGGAAATCAAGAAGAGTATGCCGATTGACCGCAAGGCGGAAAAAATCAAGCAGGACAAGGAACTTGCAAAGCTGATTGAAAAGGCAAACAAGGAAAGTGAAGAACTTGTTGAGTACATCGTTCCGACAGGTTCGATGAAGTCAAACAAGAATATTGAGGTCAATATTAACGGCGTGCAGTACACTGTTCCGAGAGGTGTTAAGACGAACATTCCCCGCAAGGTTGCGGAGATTATTGACAACTCAATTAAGCAGGCTGAATTTGCTCAGGGCGTGCAGGATAAGGCTGCCGAGATTGCCCAGCAGGCAATTGCCGAGGGCAGAATCTAATTCAATAACAAGGAATAAATTGTACTCCTTACACAAAATTCGCAGAAGGGCGGGGGCGGTAGCTTCCGCCTTTTTGCGTACACAGATATTAGAGAGGTGATTATATGACACTTGACAAGGTGATTGAAAGAGTGAGGAATCTTAAAAGCGGATATGATGTGTCCGATGAGGACATTATAAGTTATATTAATGAGGCAGAAATGGAAATCATCAGCAATGTAATAAGTAATCGCGAAGGTGATAATTGCATAGTTGGAACATACGGGAACTATCAGATTGATACGGACCGTGACTTTGAACTTCTTGCACCTGCTCCATATGATAGGATGTACGAGGTGTATTGTGCGGCACAGATTGACAGGGACTACGAAGAGGCTGAAAGATATTCCGTTGATATGAGCGTATATAATCAGCTGAGGCAGGATTTTGGAGCGTTTTGGTTCAGAACGCACCCGCAAAAGAAAAGGTATAACTTTCACATTGGTTAAGAGGTGACAATATGCTACCCGAATTAAGAATACCGAGGAGAGACACAACGAGTATCAGTGTGTTCAGAGGATTAAACAGAAGTCCAAACACAGGATTTTCAAGAGTTTCAAGCTCATCAAGCAGTATTTACACAGAGTTCAAAGATTTAAAAAATATGACTTCTGATAAATACCCACAGCTTGCACCGAGAGCAAACCGCTCACGAATTACTTCGGACGATAAAATCAAAATTATTTCGAATCTATTGTCGGCTAACTCAGGACTTATTTATATTGACTCAGACAAGAATCTGCATATCGGGGCAGAGGTTACAAAGATTGATGAGATTGATGCGGCCAAACAGCACCATATTGTTTTATACGGCAACAAGGTTGTAGTATTCCCCGAGAAATTATCAGTTAACATGAGCGACAAAAAGGTGACTAAGATTGATTGTCAAAACAAAGATTTGGGTACACATATAGAAACAAAGAGTAATTTGCAACTTGATGCCTTGACATATGATTACGCATATTTGTTATGTTCAATTACACGGTCATATTATGACGCAAGTGCGAACAAGAATTATCGACCGAGCGTAACTTTATATACCAACAACGATTTAACCGACACCAAATATCAGTTGACAAGTAATAAAGACATGGTTGATATATTCAGCTTAAATGATATTAAGATAGGCACGGTAATTGAAAGTTATAACAACTTTTATTCTGTTATCGGAATTGAAAAGAAGGACAGTACATTTAAAAAGAATAGGCTTTTGAATTTCAAAAAGTTATCTCAGAAGTTTAGTTATACGACAATAAGAGCCAAAAACATTGGATTGCATATTGAAGTTGGAGATTTTGTTAAAATCAGCGGATTAACTGACTCTCTTGTCAGCACAGATGCTGAAAGCTACGCTGATAAAACTTATATAGACAACCTTAACGGAAAAACTTTTAAGGTTTATTACGTTTCAAAAAATGAGCTTGTAATCAAGTGCAAATTAGAATCAAGCGTGCCGTACACAGGAACGGTCACAGTTGAAAGAATCTCTCCCGATTTTGATGAAGGGAAAATTGTTGAAATGCAAAACCGCTTGTGGTGTTGCTCTTCGGAAAACAACGAAATTTATTGTTGTAAACAAGGTGATGAGCGCAACTGGCAGGCATACAGTGACGGAATCAGTACAGACAGCTGGGCTATGACTTGCGGAAAAGAAGGAAAGTTTACAGGGATTGCGACACGGGGCGACAGCGTTATATTTTTTAAGGAAAATTACGCATTAAAAATCTACGGGACAAAGCCGAGCAATTTTACCCTTGCGGAATACAATGTGCCCGGTGTCGAAATTGGAAGCGAAAAAAGCCTTGTCAACATTAACTCAACCTTATTTTATCTTGGCCATAACGGTGTATATGCTTATCAGAGCGGTAGCCTGCCGGCTCTCATCAGCGAAGAATCTTTTTGGGGTCATACTTATAAGAACGCAGTCGGCGGTCGGCACGGAAATAAGTATTATATCTCCGCAGAAAGAGACAACGGAGAACAGGAACTTCTTGTGTACGATACAGACAAAGGCTTGTGGCACAAGGAAGATGACACCAAGATGATTGACTGCACAACATACAACGGTGTTCTGTACTGGCTTGATGAAACAAAAGAAAACATTATGTGTCCTGATAAAGCGGACAATCTTCTTGTTGACAATACGAAATATGAGTATCAACAGGAAGATTACTTTGAGTGGTCTGCTGAAACAGGCGACCTTTACGACAGCGAATTAAACGTGAAGAATATCGGAAAAATCCGAATCGGCATTAAAGCCGAAAAAGGAGCAAAGGTCAGCTTGTTTGTACAATACAAGGACAACGGTGAATGGCGGAAAGTGTCAGAAATGCTTTACAGTGAGAAAAAGCCGAGAGTATTCGCCGTAGCTTTACGCAGAGCGGAATATTTAAGGCTTAAACTTGTAGGAACAGGACAGGTTGAAATATACGGAATTGACATTGAGCACAGTAGAGGAAGTGATAAGCGTGGCGACTTTTAAATTAGATCCACCCCCTTCAACAAATGACATAGGGGAAATGCGAAATTATCTGAATGATATGTATGAACAGCTGGCTTTCGTGCTCAGTAATATTGACAGCGATAACATAACAGATGATTTTCTTTCTGCAATCGGACAAAAAGGAAGTGAAAAATAATGGCATATACATACAAGGTTTACGGCACAGGTGATGTTGACAATGCGGTTAATAACTACAACCGTGTTGCCTCATCAGCTCCGACATACGCTGACAGCTACGACACAAGACAGGCTCGTCAGCAGGCTGACAGCTACGCTAATTCCTACACAGATAAAATCAATAAGGGATACACGAGCAAGTACAAGGGTACAATTGACGAGCTTGCGAATCAATACCAAAAAAATAAATTTGACTGGACACCTGAAAATTCTTCTGAGTATCAACAGTCGAAAGAAAAATATACCCGTGAGGGCAAGGTTGCACAGGAGAACGTACAGGGAAGTTATGCAGCTAACACAGGCGGTTACAGCAACACCTATGCACAGGCTGCAGGACAAAAGGCATTCGGCGAGTATATGGACGAGCTTGCAAACAAGGTACCGACATTAAAAAATGAAGCCTACAAGAGTTATCAGCAACAGCAGGAAGATACGCTGAACAGAATCGGTGTATTGCAGAACCTTGATAACACACAGTATCAGAGATACAGGGACAGCGTAACGGATGATTACGACTTTATGACCTATTACGAAAACAAGTACGGCACAAGTAAAGGCCTTGATATGAGTAATTTTCAAAATGAACTTGCTCATTGGCAGACACAAATGTCAGCGGCACAGAGTAATCTTTCAGATATCAGAAGTCTTGCCGAGGCACAGTATGAACACAACACATTGAGTGCCGACACAAGGTCAAGCATTGACAGCCAGCGCAGACAGTCGGATGCTTATTATAACTACCTTAACAGTCAGGTAAAAATAAAGTGAGGTGAGAACATTGAGCGTGAACAGTGAAGAAAAAATTTACAACGAGCTTATGAATGAAGTGCCGAGTCAGACGGTGAGCGGTGACACTAAGCAGAGTGCCGCCGCTCTTGCGGGGGCAGAATCAACAGCGACAGGACAGGCTGACAATTATAAAAGCACTTACAGCGGTAAGTTAGATGATGCCATAAGTAACTATCTGACAGGCAGAGGATTTGAATATGATCCGACGCAAGACAAGGCATATCAGCAGTACCGCAAGGAATTTGCGCAGAATGCCGCTATGGCACGAGACACGAGCCGTAACACAGCTAATCAGCTTGCAGGCGGTTACAATCCTACCTATGCCGATACTGTCGCAAACGAGGTCTACAATGACCGTATGGGCAATATAAGCGATGCAGAAAGTACATTCAGAGGGCTTGCACAACAGGACTATCAAGCAAAACAGGAGAAAAACGCAAATGTGCTTAACCTCTATAACACGCTTGAGGGTACAGATTACAGCCGTAATCGTGACACGGTAGGAGATTATAAAAACTATCTTAATCTTCTTGCAAGCAGGTACTCAACCGACAGACAGGCAGACACAAACCTTGACAGCGCCAACAATGATGTTTACTCAGCAAAACTTAACGGAGCAGTAAATAATCTCTCGTCAGCAAGAGCAGCAGACAGTCAACGCTATCTGTATGATACAGTCAGTGCAAATCAGCTTGCACAGAACGCACAGGCTGAAAGAGAAAACGCTCAGAAGATTGAGTATGAAAGAAATAAGGCGGCTTATACAGCCTACACTAAGGCTCAGAAAGCGGCAGAAAAAGCAAAAGCAAAGGCTGAAAAAAACAAAGGTAAAACTGAAAATGCAAATGCTGTATTTGCCTCAATGGGCGTTACAAAAAATGATTTTAAGAAAGGCACGGGCAACAAAGAGGACGGAGCACTGTACAAAGAGGGCGGTGCAGTCAATTACACCGTGTATGCGCAGACATATATTGACGAAAAGTATCGTGAGGGCTATATCAACGATGACGAAAGGGATTATCTGTACAAGAAAATCGGCATAACAAGCGACGGAAGCAAGTATAACAGCGAACTTGCCGACAGTTACGCAACAACAATGGGACTTGACAAACAGAAGAATAAGAAGTTTATCAGAGGCAGTATTATTCAGGGACACAATATGGGACAGTTGAGTGCGGCAGATGTTGCATACCTCTCAGCAAAATACGGACTGTCACTTGACGATTAAGGAGTAAAACTATATGGGTGAATTAAAAGATATAATCACAGGCAGGCAGAGCAGTAAGAAGTACCGCAAGGATAATTTCAGTAATTCAGGAGCAAGAAGCGGAGATTTAGCAGGAAGAAATCTTGAACCTCAGCATAATTCTGAAATGACTATCCGCAAAATTGTCAGCGGTGAAACAGAAGATACTACCGGAAACAATGACACAGGGAAAACAAGTTTGGGAATGACGGTTAATGAAATGTTTAATATCATTAATCACAAGAAGAACAGCAACAATACTTCTTCAAGTACGAGCTCGAATATAAAATCCTTTTTTAATGAAAATATGAATAAGGCAAATAGTTCCGCAGAGGATTTTAGGGCAGCAATTAAAAACCCGAACAAGTCTTTGAACGATAGAGTCAAAGGACTTACACACATGTATAATGCTGCGGTTGCAACAGGTGACACCAAAACAGCCGAGAAAATGCAGAAAGAATATGATGAACTTGCTGACAGGGTTAATAAGCAGACGGAAATAAACCGACAGAATGTCAAAATTGCAGAAGCTGAAAACGCAAAACTTGCAGAACAGGCAGAGAAAGAACAGAAGTATGCAGATAAATACAAAAACTCTACGCTTGAACAGAGGAAAAATGCACGCATACACGCAACAACAGAAGAGCTTGACTGGCTAAACAAGCATATGTATGACAACTCATCAAGTAAGGAGTTGGAAGAATACAAAAAAGAACTGAGCAAAGAATACGAAAATCTGTATGACAGAGGAACAACAGGTACAGACGAAAACAAAGAAGCAAGACGCAGGAATATTGAAGATGAACAGGATAAAATTGATACATACATCAATAGAGCTAAACTCTCTGAACAGAAGAAAAAAGAGTATGACGATATAGTTGATAAGAATGTTATACTCAAAACTGTAATGCAGAAGTACTATGCTTTACAACACTATGATGATACCAAGCATATGCTTGCAAGTACAGGACACGATACTGACAGCATAAAAAATCAGGTGACTCTTGATGATTATAACTACATTAACAAGTTGTCCGACAAAGAGCGTACACAGATTGAAAAGAATTTTAAGAATCTGAAAAAGGAAGGTTATGATACCGAATCATTATATAAATGGTATGAAAGAGAAAGAGATGCAGAAAAAGCAGCGGAAACTACAAGAATAAGTACAGAGTATGCTGATGAACATCCTATACTCGGTTCAATTGCAAGCGTAGGAGCAAGGCTCGGTGGCGCTGTTCCCGATGCCGCAAAATATATTTCAACCGACCTTGATAAAAAATATAATGGCGGTGACGGATATATTAACCCCGAGGAAACAGGTACGGCTATATCTGACGCTATGCGTGCAAAGGTATCTGAAAACATTAGCAATGATTTCGGTTCATTTTTGTACAACACAGGAATGAGTATGGCTGACTTTACCTCTTTGTTACCGCTCAATGCCGTTCCGGGCGGACAGGCTTTGTCACTCGGCATTATGGGCACAAGTGCTGGTGTCGGTGCGGCGAATGAAGTTATCAACAACGGCGGTACAATTGACAATGCGGTAAAGACCGGTATTGCATCAGGTATTGCCGAAACTCTTTTTGAAAAGGTTTCTCTTGAACAGCTCTCGGCGTTTAAAGCCAGCGGAAAAAGCACATTTCGTGCGGCTGTCGGGAATGTGCTTAAAGGTGCATTTACTGAAGGCTCGGAAGAGGCCTTTACCGACCTTGCAAACAGATTGACGGATGACGCAATTAACAAGGACCTATCTTCATACAACCTTTCTAAGAAAAATTATATGGAACAGGGAATGAGTGAGACTGAGGCGGAGAATGCCGCAAGCTGGGACTTCTGGAGAAATGTCGGACTTGATTTTGCCGGCGGTGCAATATCGGGCGGTGTGCTTAACCTTGCTACAGCGGGAATTAATCTCGGCGGTGTGCAAATGGAACTTGCCCAAAACAAAGAAAGCAATATTGCAGACGGTAAGCAAGCAATGGCTGATGAAAACTTTGACCTTGATTTACTTATAAGACAGGGACTTGTGGCTGACAAGGGCGACAAAGCATATAATCTTGCAAAGCGTATGCAAAAATCAATTGATAAAAAAGGCAGAGAGTCAATAGAGGCGGCAGATGTAGGAAATCTTCGTTATCTTATCGGCAGGGAAATAAGCAGAAATCCAGAACTCATAAATAAAATTGCTCAGGTTGAAAAGCAGGACACACAAGAGCAGGGCAATAAGACTGTTAATATTCAGAACGAACAGAACCCTACACAGCAGAACGCAGAACAGGCACAGGCAAGCACTGTAATAAATGCAACAAAAAAAGCCGATACAGAGGCTATCGGCAAAATGTACGGTGCATATGCTTTTGGTAAGAATCACCCGAACGGTATTATTGCAACAGATACTTCAACAGGTAAGGTTGTCAAGGTTGCACTAAAGAGTCTTGAAAGCTCGGCAAAAATCAATCGCAGTGATGAAGAAAATACACTTGTGTTCAATACCAATGACGGCAAGCAGGTTAATGCGGACAGCATAACATTCTCTGACAGTCAGCTTGATGCCGTTGTTCACAGCTCAAACGAGTTTGATACATACGGCGCAAGGAACTATATTTCAAACTTTGAAGAATGGAGAGAAAGTCCGCAGGCTCAGAAAATGAGCGCTGACGAAATGCTCTATAAATATAACAGAGCATATTCAGCCGCATACAGCTTTGGTCGAGAGGGTGTTAAACTTGATTCACTCAGAGAAACTTCTGAATATAAAATCCTTACAAACATTCTCGGTGAACAGATCGTAAGTCAGGCATTGAGTACCGGCAGAAGAGATGTTGACATTAACACTCAACACCATGCCAACAGACTGACCGAGTTAATCAACCGCAACGGCAGAGCCGACACAAGCGGTGTGAGCGTGTATGCAGACAGCGGAATTGATGTTTCACACATTCCGCAGGAGCTTATAAGTACTCTCGGAAACCTTTCCCGAAAGACAGGGCGAAACATTATTATTTCAGACCGCCTTGCTGACGGAGTGAACGGTGTTGCAAGAGACGGCAACATTATTTTAAGCTCAGAAATTTCATCACAGAAAATCCTTGCCACAGCTTTACACGAAGCCGGTCATATGATTAAGAAAACCAACCCGACCGAATGGCAAACATTGAGTGACTTTGTGTCAGACTATCTTGTACGAAAGGGTGTTGACCTTAACAAGATGATTGACCGTACAATTGAGAGATACGGCAACCGACTGCAGGCCGATGAACACGAAAACACAAGAGATGCCGCTCTTGAAGAAATCGTGTGCGACACACTTATGAGCATTGCCTCAGACGACAAGGCTCTCAATATTGCCCTCAGCACAAAGCAGAACAAGGCTAAAATTGCAGCGGCAATTAAATCTTTGATTACAAAAGTAAAAGATTGGCTTATCGACAAAAGCAAAAACTACGGAGCAAAAGCCTTTGCAAAAGACCTTGAAGCTCTTGAAAACCTCGCCCAAAGATTTTCAGAGGCGGCAGATACTGCAAAAGAAAACATTACCGAGCAGACAGAAGTCAAGAACGGTGAGAAGATAAAATATAGTTTTGCAGGTGAACACGCTAAGAATGCAAACTTATCATTACTTGACAGAGCCAAACTTATGGATGAAAACGGGGACTCAAGCGAAGATATCAGAAAAACGACTGGTTGGTTTAAAGGATATGACGGTAAATGGCGTTTTGAGATTGATGACAGTATGATTGCAATTGATACGAGCGGTCGGTTATCCCAAAATCCCGATATAAGAAGATTTTATGAACTTATGGACAAAGTGTATATTGACGGAAACGCTACTGACAGTGAGATATCTGAATTAAGTAAACTTGATAAAAAGTTAGAGGGCGTGAGTCTCAGACCTAAAACATTGGGAGAGCTATTAGTTCACACAAAATTATTTGACGCTTACCCAGAGCTTGCAAATGTAGCTGTAGCTTTTGTTAATTTGGGAGAAGCAAAAGGTTCATACAATCGTTACTCTAATTCTATTGAGTTGAATAAAAACTTATTAGTATTAAAAAACGATTTAAAAAGAACATTATTACATGAAATTCAACACGCAATCCAAAATATTGAAAATTTCTCTGGGGGAACAAACCCTGATAGAATGGCTCAAATTTTACTCGAGAATGCCAGAAAAAATATGTGGCAAACTAAAGATGAAATATTGAGCAAACATCCTGAAATTAAGACAGCTATTTACGAATACGATAATGAAATTGACCACTACTTATTCAAAGGCAATGTTTCAGATGCTGAATTAAAAAAAGCATACAACAATGTGAGCAATAAATTAACTGGCAAAAAGGGACTTTTAAAAAAATATGCCGAATCAGTTGAAAATTATTACGGGGTACGGAATAATTTTGATATTACAAGCTATATGGCATACGAAAATTCAGCTGGAGAAATTGAAGCACGAGATGTATCTGAGCGTAGAAATTTGACCACAATTGAAAGGAAAAACACCCGCCCTGATATTGATAGGGCAGATGTTTATTTTACTTACAATGAATTAAGTTATTCGACTAAAGATACTTTTGAAAAAGCCGGTGCAATCCACGATACTCTGAAATTTTCAATTGACGATGAATACGATGACTTATTTGATTTTAGCGGCAATGACGAACAGCACATTGACTTTGAAAAGGCAATTGACCAAAACAACCCTGAATTGACGATTGAGCAGATATACCATCATTCTGCCCGCAATGTTAAAGAGGGTTTGCTTACCGGCAAGGGCATTAAGCCTGAGCAGAAGAAAATCTATAACATGGTCAAGTCTGTAATGAGAAGCTACCACATCAATCCTAATGCTGAAACGGACTCGCTTGTTACCGAGTATGTGGATGCCTTGAATACATTCATTGACGCTGTACAAAACGATAAGTCAAACTTTACTGATGCCTTTGAGAATTTTGTCTTGAAGTGTCGTGATACTCTTAGATACTCGACACAGCTTGACGAACAGCATGAAGCGTGGGCCAAAGAAATTCGTGACGAGTTGAGAGGCACAACTCTGCTTATTCCTGAGAACGCAATCGACACAATCAAAGAAAATTACGGCAGCGTTGGAAAATACAAAAAAGCCTTGTTTGGCAAAATCAATGTCAAATTAGAGCATAATGCAAAAGGCATTAACGGTAATGCAGTTGGTTCGTATATTGAAGATATCGGCTCACACCTTGAAAATATCGGTGGCAGGTCGCTTCTGATAGAGGACGGTTTTGACTGGGACAGCGACAGCGGTTATCGAATGCTTGATCATATTATGAATTATGTGCTTACACCGCAGTATGTGGCAATATATGGCGGTAATATACAGAGTGAAAGTACAATTGATGCGGCGGCAATTCAAATGGCGTTTGATACAACTGCCGAATACCTCAAACAGCAGGGAAAAGCGGCAGTAATGCAGAATAATATTGATAAGCGAAAACTTAGAGATATTAACAAGGCATTGAGACAGGCCGAAAAAGCAAAAACTGCGCTGAATCAAAAAACTATCGAAAATTATAAAACTGACATTGCCGAGCAGAAAGCAAAATACAACGAACAGCGTGACAAATACCGTCAGGCATATAATGCTCTGAAAGATAAAAAATCAGAAGAGGCAAAAAGGTATCGTGATAAAATCCACGAGCTTGAAGAGCTGAGTAAAAACCAAAAAGCCATTATTAAGACCGTCAAAGATACCTTTAGGGCTCAATATATTGAAAAAAGAGAGCAAACAAAATATATGCAAATGCTCGGCCGAAAGTTTGACAAATTGGTTAAAAAGTTTGACGCCAAGTCAAAAAATACCGAGAATATCCCCGAATCCCTCAAAAGACCTATACTTAATGTATTGATAGGCTTTAAAGAATCTGCTGACCCCGGACAATATAAGAATGGTAACCAAAAAACTATACCGAAATATTTCGGAGCATGGAACAATGTCGCTGAAATCGGCGAACAGGTAAGAAACTTGTATGAAGAGTACAAGTTTTTAGCGCCTAAACCTAAAGATAAATCCACGCATGAAGGCATGCAGTACTCATACATTGACATTAACACGATTGCGTACAATGAGCAAACAGCCCAAATGCTTGAAATAATTACAGATCAATTTGCAGAGTATGCTACTGACGACAACGGTGAAACAATATACGATGCGGACGGCAAGCCCATCAAAGTCGGATATAAAAACATTTTCGATTTGGATTCATCTGATTTAAGATTGCTCTATGACACAATGACGGCAATTGAAGCCTCTTTAACACAAGCTACAGAAATCATCGTTAATGGTCAAAGCGAATCTATTGCCGGCGCAGCGGCAAAAGCACTTGATGAGATCTCAAATGTAAATTACAACAAGGGTATAAAAATCAATGTATTAAGTAAAAACACTGTTGGCAATAAAATCAATACCGCTTTATCGGATATGAAAGAGTTAAGTAATAGATTTGTTGCAACAAGCCTTGACCCGGTAAGATACGGCAGATTTCTGAGCGGATATAATGATGATAGCATTGTTGCAAAACTTTTCAGGGATTTGCATGACGGAGATGTTAAGCGAGAAAAAATAATGCAGAAAGCCTATACCAAGGTTCAAAGTGTTGCGTATCAGTACTCTGAAAAAGATTTGGCAAAAATACAAAAGAATGATGTTAAGGAATTTGATTTCAGAGATACCGAAACAGGCGAAAGGGTTAAGGTCAGTCAGGGCATTATAATGTCAATCTATCTTACAGATCAACAATCATCAGGCAGACGACATTTGCTTGCCGACAGACTTAATCATTATACCGTGCTCCCAGATTTAGATAGTGCTAACAGTCGCAGACATAGTAAGCAGGAAAAAGCAAAATCAGAAAATCATCACAAAGTAAGATTTACTTATGAAGAGTTACAGCACATCAAGAGATATGTTGAGAGTAATAAAATGCTCAGAGAAATTTCAGGTGCGATTAGCGAAGTCCTTAATAACGAACTTCCACAAGAAATCAACGAAGTAAGTATGTCAAAATATGGTATGCTGATTGCTACCGTCAGGAACTATTTTCCTATTTCCGTGTACGGTGACGGTGCGGCATTTGAAAAGGACTTTTCAGCTGAGTTTAACGACCTTAGAATGAAAAGCAGAGGATTTATTAAACGCCGAGAAAGCTCGTATGCTCCTATTGTTATTGACGATGTTTTCAGAGTTTTTAACAGGCACGCAAGCTCTGTTGCCGAATGGTGCGGATTGACGACACCGATTGAGAATTTCAAAAAAGTGTATAACTGGATAAATACTAATAGTCTTAACGGCACAACTTTGCATGAAGCTATTATGAATAAATTTGGTAAGTCCGCCGAGCATTATATTGATAAACTCATGGGAGACCTGCAAAAATCGAAGGACACAATTGATAATAATCTTTTAACTCGCATGCAAGGTAACTATATGGGTGCAGTACTTCTGTTAAATCCCGGAGCCATGATAAAACAGTTTGCCGCGTTTCCCACAGCCAATGCTTATTTTGGCACAAAAAATGTTGCAATAGCCTCTACAGGCGGAATGTGGAAAGTTAATCTTGAAAAGTACGCTGAATACACTCCGTATTTGTGGTACAGAGCAGAGGGCAACGGCACTGTGGTAGGTGAACTCAGCAAGAAAGCCGGTGTTGTAGGCGGACTCAAAGATAAGATTGACATTATGGGCAAGGTTGATAGATATGTTGTTGGTTGCCTGCTTAAAGCGGCAGAACTGCATGTTGAACAAACAACAAAGCTAAAAAAAGGCAGCGATGCATTTTACAAGGAAGTTGTCAGACAATTTGAAAAATGTGTTGATGAAACTCAGCCTAATAATATGGTAACATCAAAGCCACAATTCATTAGAAACAATTATTTAAAAATTCTTTCGATGAATGCTTTTCGCTCCCAAACAATGGCAATCGGCAACACTATCATTGATTCTTATATGGAATACCGCACTAAAAGCAATGACTATAAATTGTCAAAATCTGCTGAAAATAAGAGCGCCAAAAAAGTGGCTATGAAAAAATTTGCTAAAGCTCTTATTGGCGCAACAGAATCAGCTTTACTTATAGGCGGTTTAACCACTTTAGTTAATATGCTTCTGTGGCATAAGTGGGACGATGAAAGAGATGACAAGGGAAATGTGACAGCTGAAAACATTTTCAAAAGTATTCTTGATTACAGCATGGAATCATTTGCCGGCACTTTTACTTTCGGCGATACAGCATATAGTGCAATTGCACATAAGATTGATAATGATAGACCGTTTTACGGTTTGGACTCTATGAGCCTTGATAATGTTAATAATTTCGTTGAAAACATTTCAAATGGCAAGTATATCTTAGCAGCTACTTTGTTAGGCGATTGTTTTGGCTTTCCGGCGAGTAATATTAAGAGAATGGCCCTCAGCTTAACCTCATACTTTACCGACCTGACAAAAGGCAGAGGTGAGATTATATCCGATAATAAAGGAAATATTAACACAACTGTGCTTGTGCCGTTGATGATTAACGCTACGATTGACGGAGATGCCGACAAAGCTCAATATTACGAGCAGCTTTATGTCAACACAATAATGGATACAAAGGGTAAAACCGAAAAAGAGGCTCGTGATATGCTTGAACAGAAAGTCATAACAGCATTATCAAAGAATAATGATGATGTTGAAAAGGCGGCAGTAGCAAGAGCTAACGGTGACCTTAACACTTATGAAAGCCTCATTAACAAGGTCTCTTCCTATGGATTCGGTAAGGATGATGTTATTAAAGCATCTGACAAGGTTATAAGTAATATTATTGCTAATATGAAAAAAGAGGGCATAACAGACGAAGATGACGCAAAATCTGACCTTGTGGACAACCAAGGCTTTACGGAGCAGGGGGCAGAATACATTTGGAAGAAAATGTCATCATCGACAGATGATGAAAAATCAGAAGAAAGTATTTTTGACTCTACCGGTAACGATGACGCTCTAATGTATAAGTACACTGACGCTTTTGAGTATTTGAAGAACGGCGATACTGCGAACTATGAAAAGGTTGAAAAATACCTTATGGAGCATAAAGGTAAGACAAAGAATCAAATGAAAAAGCTGATGCAGAGTGCAAGCCGAACTGATCCTATATTTAAAAAGTATATTGAGGCAAGCAAAAACAACGATGCCGATACAACACACACATTGTACAGGCAGTTGCTGAATATATACGGCTCTGAAAGTAAATTTAAGTCTGCATTAAAAAAATATCAGGATAAAGTCAAAAAGCAACAAAGCAAATAAACAAATTGAGGGCAGCGGAAACGCTGTCCTTTTTGTGTGGGTTTTAACTTTTTTGAGCTCGCAGAAAACTATATAATGTAATTAACGATAGGGGGCGGTGTTATGAACACACTTAAATTTGAAGTTTATAAAAATACCCTGAAACGCAGAGACGGATTTAATCCCGTCCGCGGCGAAAGAAACTACACAAAAATCAAATGCTATTTTGAAGAGCGTGACTGGGATAACTGCTCTCTTGTTACGGCCAACTTTATGAGTGAAAAAGATAATATCGTAAAAAGCACCGTCAGTTTGACCGAGAATAAAACAGCAGTATTTGACGTACCGTCAGAGATTGAGGGGGATAAAGTCTATTTCAGCCTGACCGGTAGTTATGCAGATGACAGCGGTAATACGGTAACACTCAACACAAATCTTGTGGGAATCAACAGGCAGAAAGGTATGTTGCCGAGTGCTTCAACTGGCATAAGCCTTTTTGAAAAAATTATAGTGGCTGTAAACAGTATGGCGTCAAGACTGAAAGATACGCTGAATCAATTCATGAACACATATCCGAATGTTGATGCAAGTAATTTGACATGGCTAAACGTCAAATCACTCGGAGTTGATAACACAGGCGCTGACACTACTCTTGGTATGCTTGTATTTTATCCACTGGACAACCGCACTTTATATTTCCCGAAGGGAATATATAAATGCAACGGATTAGCACTCGAAAATGTTGAAAATCTGACAATTATATGTGATAATGCTGAATTTATTTATTGCAACAAATCTACTGACAACACGGACTCAGCAGGCACAAGTGTACAAAGTACATTTTTCAAATTTACCGGTTGTAAGAATCTGACCGTTATTGACGGTAACTTTGACGGCAAAAATAAAGTGTCACAGATTATTACTTTGATTAATTGCCCAAATGCAAACATAGACAATGTTAATATATCTAATGCAGGCAATGCTTTATCGGCAACAGCGGCGGGTATTAATTTCTTGCGGAACTGCTCACACTTTAATGTTAGAAATGCCAAAATATCAGGCATTAAAGCCGGAACTGTCGGCCCAGACGGATACATTCATTCATTTGGTATTGGCGTGTCAAGCGCAGGGAACGAATACAGCCAACACGGTAACATTGTTAATGTGCGAATTAATGATATTGACGGATATAATTCCGGAGATGTTAAGCCGGACGGTGACGGTATCTACTTGATCGAAAGGCCGACCGATGATTTCAGCGGTGACGGATATATTAATATTTCAAGGTGTGAAATTAAGAGGTGTGCCAAAAGAGGAATTAAGATTTCAACAAGGCATGTCAATATCTCTGATTGCTATGTCGATGTTGACAGCTGGGGCTCGGCAATTGAGGCGCAGTACGGTAAGTTGACATTGAGAGATTCAACTATCAAGAACAGATATGCAAGCTGTCTGACTCTCGACTGGGACAACGGCACTAACTACATTGACAATTGTAAACTCTACGGTGCAGGAAAAGACGAAAGCTCAAAGTACGGTAATTACAAGGGCAACGGTATAGTACTTAATCAGAGGTTATCATCAAGAGACGAACCGTACACTAATGAGGCGTGCAATATCAGCATTAACAACTGCTTCGTTGACGGTGTATTCTCTCCGATTATTTCGGGATATGACAATAACATCAAGTACAAGTACGGAAACATTCTTGTTAATGACCTTAAAATTGGTCACTACAGAGACACCTCGGCAATCAAGCTCAATCCTACTATGATGACAGATGTCAATCAGCTTGTACTTTCGGATATTATGTATCAGTACGGAACAACAGAAGCAGAAGTGCTGAACGCCAACAATGAGTATTACGCTCTTAGCAACACGGCAGGAACTACAATCAATCTCGGCACACTGTCATCATATGTTAATCCTAAGCGTCTTGTCTATGACACCAATCTTACCGATGATTACAATGAAATCTTTAAATTTTATAACCTTAACAATGCAGACTTCGGCGGTGAGACAGCAAAGGTGACAGATGTGCTTGAAGATTCACCGAACAGCGCAAATATTGCCGACGGGACCTATACAAGTGTTACAAATACTAATTTAAGTGTTTCAGTCGCTGACGGTACAATGAATGTAGCTTGTTCAACGGCATACGCTTCGGCATCATATGTATATATTCCAATTTCGAGCATTACTCTTGACGGAAATGTATTTGACTTTGTTGTTTCTGACATAAGTAAGACAACAGCAGATGTTACTTTAACGCTTGTCGATGCTAAGAAGGCTACAATTGCCGGATTAACTGAATTTGCGCTAAACAAAACAGTAAAATCAACCATTGTAGGTAATGTCAGCGGTACGGCATCGTTTGTCCGCATTAAGCTCAATGCAAACAAAACGGTAAGCCTCTCTTGTAAAATCAACTTTAAAAATCGACAAAAGGTTTTAAAGGGTCAGGTGGAAGCAAGATTAAAAATTCTTGAAGAGAAAATAAAAACATTGGAAGGTGCAAGCGTATGATAGATTGGATTATACAATATTGGCTACAAGCTCTATTCGGTATAATACTTGCAGCAATTGTTGCGATAGTAAAAACGCAGTGGAGCAAAATTAAGGCTATTGGCAAAGGCACACAGTCATTGCTTAGGGCGGAGCTTATCCGATCAGGCGAAAAATATATCGAAAGAGGCTGGATTGAAATTTATGCAAAGGATGCATATGATAAGTGCTATCAGTCATATCATCATCTTGGGCAAAACGGCACAATGGACGATATGCACGAGAAGGTCATGAACTTACAAACGCACCCTATTGATAAAGGTGATTATAAATGATTACAATTGAATTTGCACTCTCACACAGTTTCATTCGGCTTGTTAAACGTACACTTGTCACAAGCCAAAGCAAGAACTATGTTCAAGCACATTTTGATGTGCGTTCGGATGACTGGACGGCACCTATTACAGCAATTTTCAGCGCAAGAAATAATGCTTACTCAGTGTTACTGGACGAGAACAACACTTGCATAATCCCGTGGGAAGTCTTAACCAGTGCAGGTACGGTCAATGTATCGGCTTTTTGCGGTGACAGACACACAGCTAACATCGCACAGTTCACGGTTGTGCAGTCGGGATATACTGAGGGTGAAATGCCCTCAGAGCCTACGCCAACGGTATATGAGCAGATACTAAAAAAATTTGAGGGCAAGCAGGACAAGCTCATTGCAGGTGACGGCATTAAGATTAATGGTAATGTCATTTCAGCGGTGGATGCTAAATCAGCCTATGTAATAGCTCTTGAACACGGATTCATTGGCTCAGAAGATGAATGGCTTGCAAGCCTGAAAGGCGCAAAAGGCGAAAAAGGCGAACAGGGAATACAAGGTATTCAAGGTGAAAAAGGTCAGAACGGAAAAGACGGCACTAACGGAATAAATGGCATTGACGGTACAAACGGTAAGGACGGTATCGGGATAACTAATGCCGAAATTAATGCTTCGGGCGAACTGATACTTACCTATTCCAATGGCACATCTGCAAATCTCGGAAAGGTTGTCGGAGCTGACGGTAAAGATGGTGCTGACTTATCGAACGAGGTTGAGGATATTAAGGCATACATCGGCTATACAGATGATGACATAGTAGGACTTTGCGTTGATTTTGAAAATAAGACATTTACCAGACTTGCAGGTGCAGTCGGACTGTCACAAGGTTCAGACTTTAATAAATTTACAATGTACGGCGGCAGAAGAAGATGTAATGTTTTGGACGACGGAACTATTGTTGCGTACTACGGCGATGAGGGCTACACGGAAGACGGTTCAAACGGTCAGGTAATGGTTTTTCAGCCAGCATTTTATTATAAAGTCGTTCCACTCAAATTGGAAAAAAAATTCCGATTCAGGAATTGGCTATCATTTACGAAAAGCAAATTATTATGTCAGTTCAAAGCCCAAAACAGGCTTTAAGCTTCACCCTGCTTTCTATGACGAAAACGGCAATGCGATCAATTACATTCTTTTTTCAGCTGATGAAGGAAGCATGTACGATGTTTCCGCAAAAGCCTATGTCAACGATAATGTTGACGAATCTATCACTTATGAGGACGGCGATTTACTATGTTCAGTCGCAGGAAAGAAGCCCATTAGCGGATTGAGAAAAGGGATTGGAACGAAGACAAACCTTGAAACAATGGCACAGAACAGAGGACCGGGTTGGCATCTCGAAACTATTCAGGCTGTTTCGGCTAATCAGCTTCTGATGATGATTGAACTCGGGATGATGAATACGCAGACAGGCATCGGTCAGGGTATTGTCAGAATCACCGATAACACAGCATATAACTGTTCAAGTTTGACAGGCTCAACTGCTGACCTCGGAAATGGCACAGGACAGGCAACATCAACGGTCAACGAAATCGGAGGCACTGAAACTGTTTATACAGAAAGCGGAAAACTTGCAGTGTCATACAGAGGAATGGAAAATCCGTGGGGTAATATCTGGAAGCATATTCAGTGCGTCAACATTTGGGGTGACGGTTCAATGAGTGGCGGTCAGCCCTATGTTGCGAAAGACTTCACATTCAACGAATCGAAACATTCTGATAATTATAAGCCTGTTGGATTTACCATCGCAAACGCAAACGGTTATATCAATGCAATGGGTTATGGCGGTGAGAATTATGACTGGTTATTTATGCCATCAGAAATTGGCGGTACATCTGCATTACCTGTTGGTGATTACTTATATGCTACACCAAATTTGAACGATTACCATATCGCCCTATTGGGCGGTAGTTGGACTCATGGCAGTGGTGCGGGCGGTTTCTATTGGACTTGTACTGGCGATATCGGTGGTCGTGCTCGGTATTTCGGCGGTCGCTTATTGTATATTCCTACTGCTAAAGTGTAAGGAGAAATAATTATGATTGATTATGGAAAAGTAAGAAGCACGATAAAGCTTGATACAGTCGAAATTGACGAGTACTCAGTGTGGGTGAACAACGAAATCAAAGAAATTGAGGTTCAGTCAGAAGATGAAAGTCATACCGAGTATGAGTTTAATCAGGTGCGCTATACAAAAGACGAGTACATTAAGCTGATTGATGAGAGGAACACAACACTCGAATCACAGCTTACCGACACACAACTTGCACTATGCGAAATATATGAAGGGATGATGTAAAAATGGCAAAAATTTACGCAGAATTAATCCGTAAAGGCTTAAAAACTATTGACGATGTGCCCGAAAAAATCAGGGCGCAGGTACAGGAAATTTTAAAAAAATATTGAAAGGATGAAAATAATGAACAAGAAAAAAATTAAGAAATGGGCGATTGCGGCACTCATCAGAGCCGCAAAGACAATGGCACAGACAGCAGCGGCAACACTCTCAGTTGCGGTAGTAATGAGCGATGTCAACTGGGTAATGGTTGCAAGTTCAACACTTCTTGCCGGCATTCTCTCAATGCTGACAAGTGTCGGTGGCTTGCCGGAAGTTAAAGAAAGCGAGGAATGACAATGAAACCTTATATCGGAGTTAAAAAAATTGAAGCCGAGCCGATGACAAGAGGCGATTATAATACATACAGAGGCTGGCAGATACCTACGGACGAAAATCCGGATGATGAAGGTTATCATGTTAAGCACGCTGACGGTCACGAGTCGTGGTCGCCCAAAGAAGATTTTGAAAACACATTTCTTGAAAAGGGAAAGAACCTTCTGAACGATACGGCGTTACTTATGAAGAGTGCTGATTTCAAAGAGAGATTCAGAGCAGAGTATGAACAGTTGCTTATAAGATTAAGAGGTCTTATGAAAATGCTTGATTCATATAAAGCGGGTACATTACCTTTTAAACCGAAATGTTCTTATGAATTGTTATACGAACAGTTTGTGAATATGAAACACTACCTTAATGTGCTTGATTTGAGAGCAACAGTTGAAGGTATAGAACTTTCAGAAAGTGAGGAATCCAATGAAAGTAACTGCTGTTGATGTAAGTTTCTGCCAGACAAATGTCGATTACAACAAAGTCAAAGCTGACGGTATCGACACGGTTATTATCCGTGCCGGCTTTGGTAGGGAAACATATCAGAAAGACGCACAGTTTGAAGAACATTATAAGAGAGCAAAAGCCGCAGGGCTGAAAGTCGGTGTATATTGGTTCAGCTATGCGTACAGCGTTGCCGAGGCGAAAAAGGAAGCAAGTGCTTGCCTCCATTGCTTGAACGGCCGAAAACTTGATTTACCGGTGTTCTATGATTTGGAACTTGCCTCTCAGACGAAACTCGGCAAAGACACATTGACAGCTATGGCTGTTGCTTTTTGTGAATGTATCAAAACTAACGGTTATTCAGCCGGGGTGTATGCAAGCGCAAACTGGTTTACAAGTTATCTCAACTACGAGAAACTTAAAAAGCAATATGCAATTTGGCTTGCTCAATGGGAAACAGGCTCTCCATGCCGTACTTGCGACATTTGGCAATGCTCCGACAGCGGTAAGGTTAATGGTATCAACGGTAGTGTGGACACCGACATTGTGTTTAATGCCAACTATAAGGGCAGTTCAGCAACAACGATTACAACGCCGAAATACTCCGGCATTAAAGCTGTGCAGGCTTGGGTAGGCACAACGGTTGACGGCATCTATGGTCCGGATACCAAAAAACGATTGATAATGAAGCTTCAAGAAGAGCTCAATCGTCAGTTCGGCATGAACCTTGTTGTTGACGGAATTTACGGTGTGGGCACTCATAATGCAATTGTTATTATATCAAAAGGCTGCAGAGGAAATATTACCAAAGTTTTACAGGGATTGCTTATCTGCAATGGATATGATCCGAATGGTTTTGACGGCATCTATGGTAACGGTACAGAATCTGCAGTTGAATCATATCAGCAGACTCACTGTTTGAATGATGACGGTATCGCAGGCGGTAACACATTCAGAAGTTTGTGCGCTTAATCCGACACAAAATCCAACACGCTTAAATAAAAAGTCAGTATTTATCGGCATAATAAGATTAAAATAGTGGGTTCGAATCCCGCCGGCTCAGCCATGAAACAGGCACTTGCGATTATGTAAGTGCCTGTTTCAGTTATAGTTACCTGTTGAGGGTTATGCTATTGC